CATTGTTAAAGGCGGGATGTGGGTAGATCATGAAACGGCCCTTTGTCTGGCGGCTGTTTTTGCTGCCGTGCGCTACATTTCGCAATCGGTGGCATCATTACCCTGGGAATTGCGGCAACGCAGGAGAGATGGCGGAAGTGACTTGGCTTTGGGACATGGTGTTTACCGCCTGCTTCACACAAGGCCGAATCCCAATATATCTTCTTTTGACTGGCGGGTTTTAATGCTTGCACGAGCTAATCTCTGGGGCAATGCTTATGCTGAGATTGAACGGGATGCTATGAAAAGGCCCGTAGCATTATGGCCTATTGAACCGGATCGGGTAAAGCCTAAAAATGATAGCGAAGTTGGGTTATATTATGAGATTACGCAAAGAAGCACCGAAAAGACAATTCTTTTCCCGGATCAAATATTTCATTTGCGGGGGTTAGGTAATGATATTGAGGGCTATTCCGTTGTGGCTCTGGGTGCCCGAAGTGTAGGGGCGGGTTTGGCGGCCGATGAATTTGCTGCATCGTTTTATGCCAACAGTGCAGTAGTGTCCGGGATTTTAAGGCATCCCAAGGCCCTCGGTGATAAAGCATATGATAGGCTAAAGAAAGAGGTTGCAGAAAAGCATGGCGGTCCGCAAAAAGCCTGGAAACCGTGGATCCTGGAAGAGGGTATGGAATGGCAAACGTTGACTATGCCATTAAAGGATGCACAATTTCTTGAGAGCCGTAAATTTACCGTAAACGAAATAGCCCGATGGTTTGGGGTAAAACCCCATAAGATTGGGGATTTAGAAAAGGCTACGTTTGCAAATATCGAGCATCAATCCATTGAGGATGTGCGGGATACTATAATCCCCTGGGCATTGCGTCTCGAGCAGGAAGCTGATTATAAATTGGTCCGTACACAAAATCGCAACACCTTCTATTCCAAAATCAATGTCAATGGTCTACTCCGGGGCGATAGTAAGGCGCGTGCCCAGTTTTATAAAGATTTGCGGAATATGGGGGCAATCAATGTAAATGAAATCCGCGCTTTTGAGGATATGAACCCTATCGGTCTCAAGGGTGATAAATATGTAATGCAGGGCCAATATACAACGCTGGAGAAAATCGGTGCAGAGCCGGAGGCTCCGCCCCCATTATTGGAAGCCCCAGCAGGACCCGAAGAAGAAGAACCTCCGGAGGAAACAAAGGCAGCATGGCGATTGGTCTTTTACAATGCCCTGGAACGGGTTGAAGATCGAAAGAAAAAACGGTTAGAAGATGCCCGAAAAAAGATAGCAAAAGAAAAATGGAATGCCTGGCTGGATAAATTCAAACAAGATCACAGTCAATATCTTATCAAGACATTACGCCCTGTATTTTTGGGATATGCAAAAGCAATAAATATGACTGATACGGGAGTACTGGAAGTTTACTTACAAGGACTCCCTGAAATAGATGAGGGAATTGAAACCGATTATTCCAAAGAGCAGCTTTGGGATATGGCTGACAACATACAGGATAAAATACACGAATTGAAGGAGATTGATTATGCCACTTCCTAAACCAAAAAAAAACGAAGAAAAAAATGAGACTTTTAACTGTGAATGTATTGAATGTGGTTATGAGATGGAATCCGAAGAACATTGTAAGGACTTAAAATGTCCGGAATGTGGGGGCACCATGCGCCGGGCTGATAGACCTGGCCCCGGAGAGGAAAGTAAAGACACGATTACCGGGCTGAAAGTCGTGAAAAATGCCAAAGAAAAGACTGCTGATATTTGGATTTATGAAGATATTGGTGCTGGTTGGTTTGGTGGTTTCAGCGCCAAGCAGTTTGCTGATGAAGTAAAGAAACTGGGCAAGGTTGATACAATGAATGTGTATATCAATTCGCCCGGTGGCGATGTCTTTGACGGAGTGGCTATTTACAATATTCTAAAACGCAACAGGGCAAAAGTCATTGTTGAAATAGATGCTCTTGCCGCCTCTATCGCTTCCGTTATTGCCATGGCAGGCGATGAAATCCGCATGGCCGAAAATGCTCTTATGATGATTCACAACCCTTGGGGCATGGTGATAGGTGATGTAAATGATTTTAAGAAGGCAATAGATGATCTCGACAAGGTAAAGGAAAGCTCTTTGGTGCCCGCCTATGTCTCACAGAGTGGCATGGATGAAAAGGAAATCGGCAAGCTCATGGATGATGAAACCTGGATGAATGCGGCAGAGGCGAAGGAAAAGGGTTTTATTGATGAGATTTCGAATGAAAAACAGATAGCCGCGCATATTGACCGCGAAAAATACAAGAATGCATTCAAGAAAATACCGGAGAATATAAAGACAGAGATTACACCGAAACCAGCAACGAATACACCGGACAATCCGGATGATTCGGGAAAACCCGATGCAAAGAAAACAGTGCCAAGGAAAACAGATTTAAATCATTGGCAAGAACGAATAAAGGAAAGATCAGCAATGCTAAGAGCTTAAATATAATTAGTACAGGGTTCAGCTAAGATTCGACGGGATCAAAGCTGAGGCGAGAACGAGAAAGGAAGTCGGTAAGGGCTTACCACCTTATTTGACTTCCTTTTTTGTTGCCCTAACTGTAATCGTACCCAGGGCCAGCCTTGGGATTGCGATACGGGGCCAGCCCCGTCAACCGTGAACCATCAATGTGTCTAGGAGGAAGTATTATGGCAGTTGATATAGATGCCTTAAAACAAAGGCTCATGGATATCGATGAGCAATCCCAGAATATCATCAAGGCTGCGCAAGCCGATGAGCGGGAAGAGCTCACCGATGAGGAAAACGACAAACTAGAGGCGCTTGATGTTGAATACAAAAACACCAAGAGACAGATCAAAAATATAGAGCGTGTGGAAGATCGTTTTGTGGAACTAAGCCAGGGTACCGGAAGGCAAACCGATCCTGATGCTGCCCTAAGAGATGGCGCAGATGCGCAGCTTGCACCGACCAGTGCATTACAAGCAGCACGAGTAAGCATTCTTGAGCCGCCCGAGATAAAGCGCAATTATGGCTTTAGATCTCTGGGTGACTTTGCCCGGTCCGTTAAGCTGGCTACTAGGGGTCAGATTGACCCGCGACTATTGCGAAGTGCAGTACCTGGCGCAACCACAACGTCAACCGAGGGCGTGGGCGCGGATGGTGGGTATCTAGTACCGCCTGATTACAGAACCAATATTCTTAAAGCCCTTGAGGGTGAGGATTCTCTATTGTCTCGCACGGATCAGTGGAAAACGTCAAGCAATACACTGATTATCCCGGCAGATGAAACTACGCCCTGGCAAACAACTGGCGGTATCCTGGCTTACTGGGAATCGGAAGCCGGCGTAAAATCGCAGTCTAAGATCGCTCTCAAGGAAAAGACGGTCAAACTCAATAAGTTGACTGCCCTTATTCCTGTTTCAGAGGAATTGCTTGAGGATGCGTCAAGCCTGGATTCTTATCTCGGCAAGAAGATTCCTGAAAAATTCGGGTTTGCCGTGAACCTGGCACTCGTCCAGGGTACGGGCGTGGGCGAACCGCAGGGAATTCTTAATTGCCCTTCGGTGGTAACCGTGAGCAAGGAATCAGGTCAATCGGCTGATACCATCGTATTTGAGAATATTGTAAATATGTGGAGCCGGATGTATGGCCCGTTGCGGAAAGATTCCGTATGGCTCATTAATCAGGACATAGAACCTCAACTATTTACAATGAGCTTTGAGGGGACGAGTTCATCTGTTCCGGCTTACATGCCTGCTAATGGCTTGAGTGGCAGTCCCTACGGTACCCTAATGGGCCGCCCGGTTATTCCTACACAGGCGTGCGAGACCCTTGGCGACGCAGGTGATATTATATTCTGTGCTTGGAATCAGTATCTAAGCGCCATGAGAACCACGGGAGTCAGAAGTGATGTGAGCATCCATCTGTGGTTCGACTATGACGTGGTTGCATATCGGTTTGTTATGCGGCTCGGCGGCCAATGCTGGTGGTCAAGCACCATAGATCCACGCGATGGAAGCAATACGCTCGGGGCTTTTATAACAATGGAAGCGCGGACGTAATAATACTTAACAATAATTGAGATCAGGGGTGGGGGCTAACTCCCCACCCCATTGAGGAGGACAAAACAATGAGTCAAAAAGGCTATGAAATAGGAACTCTTATTGGGACCATCGATCCTCAGAGCATTACCACAACTGAGGTGTTTACGGATGTCATCGATATGACGGATTTCGATCAGGTTACGTTTTACTTTCTGATCGGCGATTCCGGTGATGATGATATCGTAGCTCGCGTCGTGACCTGTGCTGTTGGCGGTGGTGACGTGGTTGCCTTTAAAACCGCTGATACACTCGCTGCTTCGCCAACGGCCAATGATAACGTGCAGATAATTATCAATGTAGCGGCTGAAGATCTGGCTGGTGGTACAGCAGGAACGGCAGACCGCTATGTCAAGGGCGGTATCGTATCGGCCTCGAATGCCACATTGGTGGCTGTTGCCGTAATCGGTTACATGGCGAAGCATGCTCCGGGTCATGCCGATGTGCCCGATCTGACCACGGTTCAAGAGATCGAGGATGATGCTGATTAACATCAATTGACAGTGGAGGTAATTTCGATGGCTAGAAGTAAGCGACAAGAAAAAATAAAACGGCCTATTGCCCCTCTCAGGGTCAGCGTAAAGTTTTTAGAGGATTCTGATCCTGGTCGCGGAAAGTCTATTTTCAAGAAAGGTTCCGTGAAAGAGCTTGTCATATCCAGCGCAAATCACTGGATCAGGCGTGGGAAGGCTGAACGGTACGTGGAAAAGCCTATGCGGGCTAAATCGGTTAGGCCGAAACCGGCTAAATCGGTTAGAAGCTGGAAGAAGGTTGCTGTGAAAGCCAAGTCCGTTGTGGAGGAAACTGTCGGCGAGGAAACCACCGATTACGAGACCGCGAAAGCTGAGCCTCTTGTTGAGGAGACTGTCAGCGAGGAAAGAACCGATGAGGATTCCGTCATTGAAGAAAAAAAAACGGAAGATGGCGAATCACTAGGGGAGATCCCCGACCTGATGGCTTAGTTTCCTATGTGGTGCCTTCACTGTGGAAAGATGGGGTCGCCGTTATCATAGGCGGCGGCCCTTCCGTAGCGCAAGATCAGCTTGATTTAGTCCGTGAGGCACAGAGGAAAGGCAGTATTCATATTATCGCTATCAATAACGCCTATCAAATCGCACCCTGGGCAGAGGTGCTTTATGCCTGCGATGGGATTTGGTGGGAATGGCATTACGAGGATACGGCTGATTTTCGGGGGCTTAGGATTACGCGCTCTCTCAGCGCAAAGAGGAATTTCCCTGATCTGATTTGGATTGAAGGCGAAGCCCATGATCAGGGATTATCCAACCGCCAGGATTCAATTGCCAATGGCAGAATCGGAGGCTATCAGGCAATAAATCTGGCGGTGAATTTTGGAGCCAGGCGAATTCTTTTAATTGGCTATGACATGCGGAATATCGGTGGTTTAAGTCATTGGCATGGAGAGCATCCAAACAAGCAGCGGCCTATTTGGAAAGACCGGATTGCACATTTTAAGAATATGCTGTCAGACCTGAAAGAACGAGGAATTGAGGTAATTAATTGTACACCAGGAAGCGCACTAGATGCGTTTCCCATAGGTAATTTGGAAAATGAGCTTGGATATTAAAATTTATCAGCGCGCATTTCAACGCCACGCTACTACATATATCAAGGCATTTATACAAGGCTTGCAGCGACATGGAATTGATGCTGCATGGAAGAATGACCAAGATTATTCGCCTTGTGATTTGGCTGTTATCTGGGGTCATCGACACCCCCATATAATCGCCGGGCAAAAAGAAAGCGGTAAGGATTACCTAGTTATGGAGCGGGGCTATTTTGGTGACCGCATGAAATATTGTTCGCTTGGCTATAACGGCTTGAATGGCAGGGCCGAATTTCACGCAGAAAACAGTTCCCCGGATAGATGGGAAAAACATGCGGTAGATATTGAACCCTGGAAAATCGATGGCAAATACATTCTACTTATGGGCCAGGTATCGGGTGACCAGAGTTTGCAGGGAATCAATATTCGCAACTGGTACCGGGAAGTAATTGAGAAGATCAGAAATTTAACGAATATGCCTGTTTTTTTTCGTCCACACCCGGTCGCAAGACGGCAAGAGATAAATTTAGATTGTGATCGTTATGAACGGGGGACCTTGGCAGAATCATTTCAAGATGCCTATCTCGCGATCACATTTAGTAGTAATTCAGGCGTAGATGCTGTGATAAATGGCATCCCTACTATTGCGATGGATCGTGGATCAATGACTTGGGATTATGGTATGGCCCGTCATGAAATTAGTTTAGAACGATATACGCCCAATAGAACGCAATGGCTATATGACCTTGCTTACAAACAATGGACCATCGATGAGATGGCTCGGGGTGAAGCCTGGGAACATTTAAGGCAGCGATATGAATAGTCCTCTTAATGGATTCAAACCTATCATTATTATTGCAGGTGGTCCTTCGCTTATTAGAGAGGACATTGAATATGCCGAAAAGCAGAATGTGGATATTCTGGGAATTAATGATGCCTATAGAATCTGCAACCGCCTGAATTATCTCTATGCCTGTGATCGGCGTTGGTGGAATTGGCACTGGACAAGAGTGAATGAAATAAAATGCAGAAAATTTGCCTTGGAAGATATGGAAGGCCGAGTCGGTATAGAACAGATGCAAAATGGGGGCATTTCAGGCTTGTCATTTGAGTGGCCGACATTAAGAACGGGTAAAAATAGTGGATATCAGGCAATCAATCTGGCGATTCTTTTGGGCTACAAGAAATTGATTTTACTTGGTTATGATATGCAGCAGGATAACGGAAAAGTGCATTGGTTCGGTGATCATGAAGGACCCCTTATCAATGCGGGCTGGCGCAAATATAGGGAATGGATTGAATTCTATAAGGGAATGATCAAAGAATTACCGGCAGATATTGAAATAATCAATGCCACACGCAAAACGGCATTGACTTGTTTTCCAAGAATGAAATTAAGAGAACTATTTTAAGGTGAAACAATTCCTGATCCAAATAACATCATAATCCCTGAGCATAAATTGGCTTTCATGTGCATCCCTAAGAATGCAAACACAAGCATTAAACGAGCACTGCTTAAAGCAATATATAATATTGATGAAATAGCAAACCCCCATGATCCAAAATATTTTATATACACAAATAAAGAATGGATTCATGCACAAAAAGCCTGGCTGATTATTGCGGTTAAAAGAGACCCCCTAGATAGATTAATAAGTTGTTGGCGTGAAAAGGTTATGAATACTCAAAAATTACATTCTGGGTTTAGGAAACACAAAGATATTCGTTGGAAGCAATCATGGAGTAAATTTGTTGAGGTAATAAAAAATATCCCCGATTATTTTTCAGACCAGCATTTCCGCTCACAATCATGGGATTTATATGTTCGTCATGAAGTTGTGCCAAATATGATGATTGCATTCGAAAATTTAGCAGATGGTTGGCATTTAGTGCAGAAAAGGGTGTTAGAACACTGCGAATTGAAATTGCCATTGCTCGATAAAGTAAACGAAACGCCAACAAATATAGCTTGGCCGGAAATAAATGAATATGACCGAAACCTAGTACATTCTCGCTATAGGTTGGATTATAGATTGCTTGGTTACTGAGAAATAAAAGAAGGTACTTATGGCATTGACTGGGGATCAAGTATTTAAAGAATTTTTAAACTATCGACCTAAAAAGGTTTTAGAAATTGGTGGTAAGTCGGATGGGCAGCACTTCCAAATCATGAAACGACAAGGGATTCATGTTCAAACAATAGACAGAATTCCACCTGCTGATATCGTTGCTGATTATATGGATATTGAGTTTGAACCGCAGGAAGCGATTTGGTGCAGCCATGTTCTTGAACATCAACGAAATCCGGGGTTATTTCTTGATAAGATTGTCAGGGAATTATCGGATGATGGCCTTTTAGCGATTACTGTTCCACCCGCCAGTCCGCAACTTAAGGGCGGTCATGTAACTATCTGGACTGAGGCTATTTTGATTTATCAACTTGTTCTTTCAGGTCTGGATTGTGTTAAGGCCAAGATATGGCGATATGGCTATAATATTAGTTGTCTCTTAAAGAAAAGGCCGATTCAGCTTGGGCCGCTTACATATAGCAAGGCGGATCTTGAAACAATCCGAAGATATATACCGGAAAAAATATAATGCTTTATACAGATAATCACGAAGGATACACGGATTATAATATCGATCAAACTGCTTGGCGGGATCCGAAACCGGGTCTATCCGCAATGTTACGACTCGCCAATGAAGAGGAATGGATCAAGCCCGCCGTTGAATCGATTATAGATTGGCATGATGAAATAATATGTACGTTGCAATGCTCTAAAGATAACACTGAAAGCATTTTAAGATCATTCAATAGCCCAAAGATAAAGATATATCATTATCCTTTTAAATCATGGCCCAATGGCCCCGGACACGACAAGCAGATTAAAAATTCTGTTCATAATAATGCCTATTTTTACAATTGGAGCCTATCGCTTACGACGCGACAATGGGTTTCAAAATGGGATGGTGATATGGTGGCCCATGATTGGCTTGGCAGCAGGATTCACGCAATAATTAATGAGGATAAATATTACTTGATTTATCTCTGCGGTATTAACATTGTGCATGATCTCATCCATAAAAGTGCAACGCAGCCGATTATTGCAGAAGTGGAACCACGCTTTTTTCTGATAAAGCCCACGATTTATTATACCACTGGAGACGCTACTGAGGAATTGCGTTATCCGCCGGAGATGCGAACAAAAGCAAATATTTATTACGTCACGGGAAACAATACTCAAAAATTGCATCGTAATCCAAAGGGACGCTCACAATGGATTGAAGAACCAAGCTATTTGCATTTCAAATGGGCTAAAAATTATGCATCAGCACATATGGCTTGGCCTGAAAATTGGGAACAAATGCCAAGATTTGTAAAGCTAAATGAGCGAGCAAATCCCGGTGAAAAATACAATGGCCCGATACCGAAACCGCTTAAAGGGATTATGGGATGAAGGCACTTGATCAAATATATAATGATTGGTATTTCAAGCAAAGATTTTCTTTGAAATGGCGTGTCCCCATCGTGTGTTCAGCCATTATAGACATCCTTTCGCCCAAAAGCATCATTGATGTGGGTTGCGCGACAGGTCAGCTAATAAATGAATTTCAGAAAAGGGGGATTATTGCATTTGGCATAGAGGGGAGCAAAACGGCCCTCCCCTATGTCGAACCGGAAGCCTTAATAATTGTGCATGATTTGAGGGAACCATGGCCCCATAAAATGCCGAGTGCATTTGATTTAGCCATGTCCCTTGAGGTTGCCGAACATATCGAACCCGAATATAGCGCAGAATACATCACTACATTAACAACATTATCTGATCGTATTCTGATAAGCGCAGCGCCTCCGGGACAAAGAGGAACCTACCATGTAAATTGCCAAACAAAAGAATACTGGATTAAAACCTTTGAGCTTAAAGGATATCTAAATAAGCCTGACATCGAAAATCAATTTAGAGCAAAATGGGAACCTTGGGCCAATGTTAATGGGATTAATAGCTATTACCGCAACCTTTTGTATTTTGAGAGGGGTTTATGATCAGACGTTGGAAATGGATTACAAAATTAGTGCATGAAAATGGCTGGACAGCTGGCGCGGAACTTGGTGTGCTAAAAGGGAAAAGCCTCTTTTATATATTAAATCACTGCCCTAATTTGTCTATGATAGGCATAGACACTTGGGATTTCCAGCCAGAGAAAGGCCCCGATTATCATTATAATCGAAAACATTTTCCACATAGAACGAACTGGAATTATGTAAAAAAAGGGAGTGCAAAGTACCCAGGCCGATTATGGCTATTAAAAATGCTCAGTGTAAAAGCTGCCAAATATGTGAAAGATGGTTGTCTCGATTTCGTTTTTATCGACGCGGATCACTCAACACAAGGCATCAAGGAAGATATCCTCGCCTGGAAACCGAAATTGAAAAAAACAGGCTTTCTTTGTGGGCATGATGCGGGAAAGAAAAGCGTGAAAATCGCGCTGGATATACTGGTTCCCGGCTGGAAATA